GCTCAGAACGTGAAATATGGTTAATTACGCAAGCATAGTTCCGCTTATTGGTGGGGAAACAATAGCAATGAACAATGTATTCGGGAAACGTCCCGAGTACATCTTATCTTACACGGACTTTGAAGCGAATGATAGGCAACTTCTTAATTACTATGATAATAGCGTTCCTTATCTTAAACTTGATATGGGGCATGTTGCACCTCATAGTGTGGATGTTGTCAACACTGTTTGCCCTTGTGCTGGTTTGTCTTCCCTTTCTCCTAGCAGCAGCTCTGATAGCAGCACTAATGACTGGATGGTTAAATCCGCACACTATGTCATTGAACAAGTTAGGCCAACAGTATTCTGGGGAGAGAATGCACCAAGATTAGCAAGTAAAATGGGAGAAAAGGTTGTAGCTCAATTAAGAGATCTTGCTCGTAATAATGGATACACTTTTAGCATTTATAAAACTAAGTCTATTCTTCATGGTTTAAGTCAAGTTAGAGATCGTACTTTTTATTTCTTTTGGAAAGGTAACCATGTTCCAGTATTTGAATATTATAATAGACCTCATGAAAAAATTGAGGACACTATTCGTAATGCTGCTACTAATGAACTTGACGAAATGTTTGAACTTCGTGCTAATGAAAAGATTCCGTCTAAAGAACCTTTTTATGAATATGTTTTAGAAGAAATACATGGAGGAATATCTCATATGGATTTCTTTAATATGATTGAGAAGACTACTAATCCTTTGCACTATATTGAAGACAAAGGAATCAATTATCACGATGTTGCAAAGTGGATGGATTCAAAAGGATACGAAAACCATGCACGTAAGTGTCGTAGAATGGGAGATAAATTAAAAGCAGGTGGAAACATCATGCGGAAGACTACAGAAATTGGTAAGAATTTTATTGGCGCGTTTGTTGGCCACTTTCCAATTGAACTTACACACCCCGATCAAGATCGTTACATTAATGTACGCGAAGCATTATCAATTATGAAAATGCCAAAAGATTTCCAGCTTATTGGTGGAAAGAAAAATGTTAATATGATTTGTCAAAACGTTCCTGTTACTACAGCAATGGACATGGCAGAAAACGTAAAAGACTTTTTAAGTGGAGATTGTAAAACTATTGAATCTCAATTTGCTATACAAGATAATAAAACAAAAAAATTCTGGTCAGAACCAGCACCATCAACACTTGAAGCGTTTTTTTAGTTTACAATCAATATATTATATGGTAGAATATATCCATAACAAAGGAGACAGTTATGTCAATTATGGACAAACTTAAAAAGAATTCTAAGTTAAAAAACACAGAAATTCTTTCGGAATCAAAATTCTTTACTGAAAAAGATATGGTTCCAACCGACGTGCCAATGGTAAACGTGGCATTGTCTGGCTCCGTGGATGGCGGACTTACACCCGGACTTACTGTCTTAGCGGGTCCATCCAAACATTTTAAAACCTCATTTGCTTTGCTTATGGCTGGAGCATATATGAGAAAATATCCTGATTCAGTAATGTTATTTTATGATTCTGAATTTGGTTCACCTCAAGCTTACTTTGAACAATTTGAAATTGATACATCACGTGTTCTTCATACACCAATTACAAATGTAGAAGAATTAAAATTTGATATGATTGGTCAGCTTGAAAACCTTGACCGTGGAGATAAGGTAATTGTTGTCATTGATAGTATTGGTAACCTTGCTTCGAAAAAAGAAATGGAAGACGCACTGAATGAAAAATCAGTTGCAGACATGTCTCGAGCAAAAGCATTAAAAGGTTTATTCCGTATGGCTACACCATATCTTGCAATGAAGGATATTCCTATGCTTGCGGTCAACCATACTTACAAAGAGATTGGTTTATTCCCTAAAGATATTGTTGGCGGTGGTACAGGCATTTATTATTCTGCTGACAACATTTGGATTCTAGGTAGACAACAAGATAAAAAAGGTACAGAAATCCAAGGCTATCACTTTGTTATTAATGTTGAGAAGAGTAGATATGTTAAAGAAAAGTCTAAGATTCCTATTACTGTTGCCTGGGACGGTGGTGTTCGCAGTTATTCTGGCCTGCTTGACGTGGCTCTTGCTGGTGGGTACGTTGTTAAGCCTTCCAATGGCTGGTATGCAACGGTTGATATGGAGACAGGTGAAATTGGTGGCAAGGTTAGGTATGATCAAACTTTAGAACACGAATTTTGGGAACCAGTTTTTGCAAATACTGATTTTAAAGAGTTTGTAAAAAAGCAATATTCAATTGGCCACAAAGAACAAGTATCAATGGATGAGATTGTAATTGAAGATGTTTAAAGAAAATACAGATTATGAATTTGTTCCAGCACCTAACACTGATGATGAAGCATGGTGTGTTAGAATTTTAACAGGACAATTTACTGAAACAGTCGTGCAATATGGCACTATTCGATTTAATGAAAATGATATTAATGAAGATGGAATGGAGATGTCTTTTAATTTTGATGTTATTGAAACTCCAGATCCAGAAGCATTTCCTGAAAATCCAGTATTACAAGAAGTTGTAGGTGATTTGCTTCTTCAAATTATCGAAAACGCTATAAGTAATAATGAATTAGTTTCAAAGGAAGTTGATGTCGACTAATATCGAACAAACAATTATTAAAAATATCATTACTAATGAAGAATTTATGAGAAAAGTCTTGCCGTTCATTCGGCCAGACTATTTTGAAGGTACATACCAAAAACTATTTAAAGAAGTTGGAAAGTTTGTAGGAAAATACAATAAGCTTCCAACAAGTGAATCATTTAAAATTGAATTAGATCAAAGTGATTCATTTAATGAAGAGCAATATCGTCACGCTGTTGAAATCATACCTCAACTTTTTGATGGTGAGACTGTAGACCAACAATGGTTGCTTGATACAACTGAAAAGTGGTGCCAAGATAGAGCATTATATAATGCCGTAATGGAATCAATCACAATTATTGATGGCAAACACCAGAACTTAACGAAAAATGCCTTACCGGATATACTTACGAAAGCGCTCGGAGTCTCGTTCGACACGAACATTGGTCACGACTATATTGAAAACTTTGAAGAGCGATATGAATTCTACCACCGAGACGAAGAAAGACTTCCTTTTGACCTTGACTATTTTAACAAAATTACGAAGGGAGGTCTCCCGAATAAAACTCTTAATATTTGCCTTGCTGGTACTGGGGTTGGTAAATCTTTGTTTATGTGTCATTGTGCTGCTTCAAATCTAGCAGACGGTAAAAACGTTTTATATCTTACAATGGAAATGGCAGAAGAACGTATAGCTGAACGTATTGATGCTAACTTACTTGATTTACCAATAGATCAAATCGCGAATTTAAGTAAAGATATGTTTGCAGATCGTGTACATGGACTATCAAAACGCACAAATGGTAAACTTATTATTAAAGAATATCCAACTGGCCAGGCCAATGCAGCACACTTTAGGTCACTGCTCAATGAGCTTAAATTAAAACGATCATTTGAACCACACATTATTTACATTGATTATCTAAATATCTGCGCTTCAAGTAGAATGAAAGGTATGGGAGGATCTATTAACTCTTATAACTATATTAAAGCTATTGCTGAAGAAATTCGTGGCTTGGCTGTAGAATTTGATGTCCCTATTGTCTCAGCAACACAAACTACACGTTCTGGTTATGGAAATTCAGACGTAGGTTTAGAAGATACATCTGAATCATTTGGATTACCAGCAACAGCTGATCTTATGTTTGCGTTGATTTCAACTGAAGAACTTGAAGGTATGGGTCAGATTGCTGTTAAACAATTAAAAAATAGATACAATGATCCAACATATAAAAAGAGATTTGTAATAGGAGTAGACCGATCTAAAATGAAACTATACGATGTGAATGAAGGTGAACAAACTTTAATTGATGACACACCAACATTTGATAAAACTGAAATTGGAAATAAATTCGAAGGATTTAAACTATGAATAGAAACTATAAGAAAACCAGCATTGGTCGTAGAAACATTAAAACATCTTCTATGAATAAAAGCAAACGTCGTAGTTATAAAAAATATCGTGGCCAGGGGAAATCTTAATGCATGCACGTCTCATCTCATACTCACAACCTTTTCCCCATATACACTCAGGTGAACCAGGAATCATGGGCCTTGACAACATCCAAGATCTCATCGCGTATTGTGCCCGTGTCTCCAACCCAAAGAACCAAGCTAACACCAAGACAACGGGAAAGCTACTTGACTACCTCATCGAACACAAGCACTGGTCACCGTTCGAAATGGCATCAGCCTGCATCGAAATCGAAACAACAAGAGATATTGCAAGACAACTCCTCCGTCATAGATCATTCTCATTCCAAGAGTTTTCTCAGCGGTATGCTGACATCCGCGATCTTGATGATTCTGTTGTAATTCGTAAAGCACGTTTGCAGGATCCAAAGAATCGTCAAAATAGCATTATCCATGATGACGTAAGTCTACATCAGTCATGGGAAACACATCAGCGTTTAGTATGGAACGCTGCAATGAAAGCATATAATTGGGCAATTGAAAATGGAATCGCAAAAGAACAAGCAAGAGCAGTGCTCCCTGAAGGGAACACACCATCAAGACTATACGTCAATGGGACTATTCGAAGTTGGATTCACTACATTGAACTTCGTTCAGCAAACGGAACACAGCTTGAGCATATGGAACTCGCGAAAGCCGTGGCCGAAGCTATAGCTAGAATTTATCCTAAGGTTAAAGATTTTGTGGAGGATTAAATGGGAAGAAAACTAAGTACGTATTATTCTGAAATTGGTAAAGGCTATTGTGAAGTTCATATGGACTTTAAAGAAGAAATGGCATACATCAAATATTTTGATAATAACGGCAAGATGTTTTTTACTGAAGATTTTCCAGAAAAATCTATTCATTATGTAAATGATGCAGCTGAAAACTGGTGCATAGGCATAAAAAAATTAGAAAATATTGCATAAAATGGTTTACAATTGAAAAGAAATGTGGTAGTATAATTACAAGATAAAGGGTTATAAATACCAATGAAACGAATTGTAACTATAGCAAGTGGAATGTTAACTATGGCTGGACTTGGAGCATTAGTTGTTGCATCAATGATGTCTTTACCTGAATTGGATCCAAAGGAACATGAGTGTTTAGCTTTAAACATTTACCATGAAGCCAGAGGAGAAAGAGTAGAAGGCCAGATTGGTGTTGCTCACGTAACATTAAATCGTGTTAATCATGAATCATGGCCTAATACTATTTGTGAAGTTGTTTATCAGAATAAACAATTTAGCTGGACTCATACCATTAAAGATCACACTCCGAAAGAAGATAAATCATGGCAAAAAGCTAAAGTTATAGCCAGAGATGTTATGATTGGTAACGTTACAGATCCAACACATGGTGCTGAATTTTATCATGCTAACTATGTGAATCCGTATTGGGCAGATTCATATAACTTGACAAAGGTGATTGGGAATCATTTGTTCTATAGCATAGATTGATGATATACATGTATGTTACTCCTTGCGTGTCAGTATGTAAGATAGATAAAGAAACACGAACATGTTTAGGTTGTAAACGTACTATAGATGAAATTACACAATGGACTTCATACACAGATAATGAACGTATGGAAATAATGAAGAGATTAGGTTATGGCAAAAGAACACGAAATAGACGTAGTAGTAGATCTAAAAACTAACACATTTGAATTGGCAAATAAAATAGATTATAAGTTTAATGAAGGAGCTCTAATTGAAGAGTTCAAAGCATATATTGATAGCACATATGGTCAACACTATGCTAAAGATAAATTTCAAGCAACTGAATTTATTATTGACGCTGGTCACGGTATGAGTTTTTGTTTAGGCAATGTTCTCAAGTATGCACAACGATATGGTCACAAAGACGGACACAATAGCCCAGAAAATGGCATAGGTCGGTGTGAAACGCAGGACGAGCAATACAATAAGAATGGCGATGGGAACGACAAAAATAGGGGAGGTTAAAAGCATTTCTTTCAGATCGAATTGGGGTGCATCATCCGTTCTTTCACGCTGACGGGGATCGCGCAACTTCATTTTCATGGCCTGGAAGTGGGCATACAGGCCGACCACAAAGAAATACAGCACTGCTGGAATGGCTGCAGCGGCCATGATGCGCACATATGGAATATTTGTGAATGATACGATCAGGAAAGCGGTAGCGGCCATGATGGGCGGCATGTACTGGCCGCCCATCGACGCTGCCGTTTCGATCGCACCGGCCTGTTCGGGGCGGTAGCCTGCCTTTTTCATGAGCGGGATGGTGTATGCCCCGGATGTCGCGATATTCGCCACCACACTCCCCATGAGCATCCCTAAAATGGCGCTGCTTACCACGGCGGCAAGCGCAGGACCACTTTTCAATTTCGAAACCAGGAGTTTGCTGAGCTCACCAATAAAGGTTTTAGCCCCGGACGATTGCAGAACGGCCCCAAAGATAATAAAAAGAAACAGATAGTTGGCCGATATTCCCAGGACGTCGCTGT